TACTATACGGGCCAGCGCCATTGTTAGGTATAGTTGTCCAAGTATCCGCTAGCATTGGTACGTCGCCGGTCGTGTCGTTGTAATCTATCCAACCGGAAGTTACGCCGCTACCTGGTATACTCGCAAGCGTTTGGCTTATCAAAGACTCTTGAAGCCCGTCTGTAACGGCTTCACCAATATCAGCTAATAGTTCGTCGGATATGTCGTCTATAGTCGCGTCTGTAAATATAGTGTTATATGTCGGCGGTATGTCTTGATTAACTTTCCAGATAGATGACTGTGCGTTAAGTACATACTGCTCTATTTCATCGTTAAATTGACCATCGTCTGATGAAAGCATGGTATGCCGGAAGTTATTCGACACAACAAGAGCGTTATTTAAAGCGTTGAAAATATCTTTACACTCAACATAGCTAACGCCCATTATCATGAAATCAAAAATATTGTGTTGTAAGCTCGATTCGCCCGAAAGTGTATTTTGGACTTCTTTTTCAGTCTCAAACAATACTAGCGGGTAAGTCGGATAATCAGGCAAAATAGAACGATAAATGCGCCCATTGATCAGGCCATTGAGCGTGCTATCTGCTTTTAAATCTGCCAAAACTTGGCTAATCATCTTGTCGCGTTCCTAATTCGTCGCTGTAGTGATTTCTTAAACCTGTTTAGAGCGTGTATTCCACCCTCTTGACGCCACGCTCTGCGCATGAAGAAAGAGCCCTTTACGCGGCCTGTGCTGATCCTATAGGTTGTTGTGCTTCCGTCTATCTCGTTCCTTCTGCGTCTTCTGAATCGCTCGCGTGTTCCGAATTCTTGTAAGTATGCGTGTGGCGCACCCCTTGCGCCGTAACGCTTAATTCCTATAGTTGTCTGAGCGGCCTCTGGGCCTCTTATGTAGGGCACTCCCCCAACTCTTGATGTGCTTTTGAATATTGCTTTTTCTAGCTGCCCCGTACGTTTAGGCACGTTCTTTTTTGCAGCTTTTACAATCTTTGTCCCGGATGTGCTTAATGCCGATTTAAGTATCTTTCGAGCCACTGAACGCTCAAGCCTTAATAGTTGGCGCTCCAACTCTTCTAAGCCTTCAACTTCAAAAGAAACACTACTGACCATAACGCCTTATCCCCAGCTCAAGATACTCATCCGAATTTTGCACGTTAACCACGCCGAGTAACTCCCACGGCTCGTTATCGTAAATCATCCGATCATTTGCCGTTAGTGTCTTTGTGTCGCTGTCACGTCTAACCAGTGCAAAGCCTGCGCGCGTTTGAAAATTTTGGTTGTTCTTAAAAGTCTCCACCGCTGTATTAATTTGGACATTGGCCCAGCGTGTAAATAGCGCGCTCCAGGTTTCAACGGTCGAGCCTTCCGCGTCTGTTGTCGTTGTGAGTCTTTCGAACCTTACCCGCTCTTTAAATTTCCCAGCGTCCATTAAAACACCTGATTGTTAGTAGTTCCAAGTAGCGCCATTGCCCCATTGGGCACGTTTTTATAATCGATTGCGCTCATATCCTCGCGGCATTTATACCACCCCGCCGCGATCATCAGTATAGCTTGCTTGTGTAGCTCGTCAGATTGCGCTGGCCCCACGGTTACATCAACCTGAACAGAATCAAATATCGTGGAGCTAATGCCAGGCCAAGAAGTTACCGGCGTGATAACGCTGTATGAATCGCTTATAGCAGTGGTGTATTCAGTAGTTGCCAACACGGTCAAAACGTTGTCAGTGTTATAATATGCGATTCTATCGACAGATTGCACAGGGCTAAGGTTTAGGATTAGAGGATTTTCAAAAGAACCTTTACACACAGTCAAACGCTTTCTAATGATGTGAAAATTAGTAACGTATTCGGCATAGGTTCGAGCCGCCACAATGTAGCGCTTTAAAAGCTTGTTTTCTTCGTCGTGCTCGATTCGGCATTGTCGCTTTAATTCGTCAACGCTAACCGGCTCGTTAAGTGGTGGCTCAATAATCCTAATCATTTTGCGGCCTTTTCGACTTTTCGTTTAACCTGCTCGCATACACCATGCTGCAAAAAGCGCTTTACTTCATCAGTTGAAAATACACCGTCTTCAATCAACTGCTTCGCGTCTACCACGTCGCCGCTGTGGTAAGTGTAATTTTCACCGGATAATGTTGATAAAAATCTAATTTTCATATTTAACCCTTGGATTCAAATAATCTTTGTTTAAGTAGATACCCCTCAAGAGCCCATATTTTATTTTTAGCGTTTTCTAGAGATATCTTTCTCCCTAGGTCCTCATCAAAATTATCAGGGCTAGCACATGCGCTTTCTCCCGTAACAGAAAACCCGTTTTTAAGCTTCAGTAAGCAAATTGTGACAGTGGATTCTGGAAAAACATAATAAGATTCACTTTCTATTACTGATTCTATGTATTTAAGGGTAACCCTAGGTGCATTCAAAGCCTTTTCGTTTATTTCTTCTTCAAAATCCATGTTAATTCCTCCAATAGGTTGGGGGGCCATACTGCACCCCCCTTTTTTTGACGTCAACTTACGAAGCGGCCATTGTTAGCGCGCGAAGCTTAGACGTGTTAATCAAACGACCATCAGCACGCTCAAGAGCTACAAAGCCGACTTGATCGTTAGCAGCGTAAAGCTCTACGAGGCGCTTCATGCGCATTCCTGCAACACGTCGCACTGCGTAGCCTGTTAAGTCTCCGAACACGATTGGCTTGGCGCTTGCTGCCATGCTTGGCATACCTTGGTCGATCACGTAAGGGCTGCCGTCTAAAGTAGCAGGCAATGAAGCTGCCACATCAGGCTGCCACAATTTACGACCGTCTGAGTCCTGAAGCTTCTTAACTGCCAGCAACGTGGCATCGTTCATGACCCAACGACCAGCACCTCTATAAACCGGATCAACGCTGTGCTTGAGGTCAAGTAATTCATCATAAGTCACTGCGCCAGTTGCAACGGCAGTTTTACCACTTGTAGCAGCATTCAAACCCTGCGGTTGCGATGAGCCTGTGCCCGCTGCAAAATGAGCAGCTTCAGCTCGACCAAGACGCTCGCCCATGATTTCCGCTAAATACGCCTCAAGATTGAATGCGTTATCCTGCAATAATTCGAAAGATACGCGAACAATGTTAGAAGTGTATTTGTAAGCAAGCATACGGATTTCAGAAAATACTAAATCTTGCTCTGAATCAGCCGCATTTTCAGCGAGAATAGCGCCAGTGTTTGATGTGTCATCGTTCACAGGAATTGGAATGTCTGCACCAGTGCCGGTCTTAAACACTGTAGCGAAACCTTCAACACCACCATAAGCTGCGCGGTGAGATACCATCATGTTGACGAACTCTTCAGGTACTAAATAACCACCTTCAGAATCAGTGCCTTTTGACTGTGCACGCGCTTCTTTGATCGCTTGGCGCTCTTCACGTGATAACTCAGTGTGACCCGCTTCGGTGCTTCTCAAAAGCTTAGAGAAAGCCTGGTGATAGCTTGGCTTTTTGGCTTCGTCTTTTTGCTCTTGAGTGCTGCGCTTGTATTTCTCGCGTAATTCTTCGTTATCAACGATTTCTGGGATTGATTTACTACGCTCGATGTGACCGTCAAGCATATCAAGGCGACTAACCATCTCGCCCCAATTTTCGTTTTCTTCAGAAGTCAGCGCACGCTCTTCTTTAGCAGCGTTCGCATTCATGTCGCGCATTTTAGTAGCGATTTCGTTTCGCTCTTGTAGCATATCTTGCAATTTCATAGTAGCCACCCCTTAATTATGTTGGCTTTGGTTTTAAAGGTTCCACGCTTTAGGTGGCATCAAGCCCACTTTGGGGCTTTGATTCTTTCTAAGACAGCTAAGCGCTTTTCTAATTCTCGCTTAATGTCATTAAATCTATCTAACGATCGCATTGCCGCTGTTGCATCAACATAAGCTGGATATGTCACGGGGCTTACGTCATACAGCTTTCCAACCCTGTGCACCACCCTAATGATTTTACCATCTTCGAAAATCCATTCATCATCTCGCACAGTAAACGCAAAGCTTGACTGTGTAACATCGCCACGGCTCACGCTTTCTAGTAAATCGTTGGCGTAGGTCGTATTTGGAAAATCAACATCATACCCAAGGCCGTTTTCATCAACGAATAAGCGCAAAGTTTCCGAAGTGGTGCGACCTAGAATCAAATTACTATCATGATTAAATAAGGCCCTCACATCATCCTCTAAGCGACCTTCGAAAGCATTAGGTGAAATTACCTCAGTGAACCCACCTAAGTCTTGCGATGCTTTGTTAAATACCGATGCGTAGCCTTTTACGTTACGCTCTTCACGTTTCTCAATGCTCGCCGCGTACGTTCTGCGTTCAATTTCCATAATATACCCCTAGCGTGTTAATTATAATATCTTTGGTCATTGTTCGCTTTTCGTCGCTCACATTTTGCCATAGCTTAAAGTCTTTCTTAAACGCTTCTAGGACGTCGGACCGGTTGAAAGCGTCACAGATTGGCCCTAACTGCTTGTCTATAAAGCTTTCACCATCCCAACCGCTTGAGGCTTTCCTGGTGGCATTTTCCATGCGTTGAGCGAACGATTCAAAAAGCGGTTTTATGTCGGCCCTAGCTTCGTCTGCTGCTGGCTCTTGATCTTCCTGTACCCCTGCCGATTCGTCGACGTTCACCATATTTAATGGCGTCAAAATTTCATCTAAGCCTTCAATAGGGTTAAGGTTCCTTGCTTTTCGGCCTTCGTTTCGCGTAATAATGCCCGCATGAATTAGGCTAACATCTTTTTCTGCTTCTTCTTTTGGTGTGCCGCGTAGCATGTTGGATCGATCAAAAGTTAGGGCTATGTTTTTCTGTTCTTTCGTTGAAAGTAGCTTATATGTCGCTTCCTGCTCCCACTGTATGAACCAAGGCGATAAGGTTCGACGTGTGAAGTTAATCGTCTCTTCCACAATGTTATTAAAACTGGATTTACTTAAATCACCGATCATGTGAGGCGGTATATTGTAAATCTGAGCTATTTTGGCATCGCCATATTTTCTAGTTTCTAAAAACTGTGCTTCGTTCGGTGGTATTCCTATGCGCTGGTATTCCATGCCATGCGATAGAACCGGCGTTTGGTGCCTGTTTCCACTACCAGAGTATAGGCGTTTCCAGCTCTTTTTAATCTCTTCTTTGTGCTCTTGTTTCACGGCCCCCGGTATTTTCAGATAACCTTGAATTACTGCGCCATTCCCAAAGAATTCCGCGCCGTAGTTCTGTGCAGCAATCTGAATTCCCAGCTCTTCAGCATGTTGTCTAATAGGACTAATGCCACGATAGCCATCAGCGCCAAGGTTCTTAATGTGTAGAACCTGATCTGATCTCAGTATGATCTGTTTTGGGTTAGTTTCGCCTAATATCTCAGTGTAATAATAGATTTCGCCCCCATCTTCATGCACCCATGTTGACCAAGGCGCAAGAGGGTACAAGCCCAAAGGATAGCCGTTTTCACCCATGTCGATAAACGCGTAACCATTACCCCATCGCAAAGCATGGGACTGTAACAGCTCGATAAATCCAAAAGCTGTCATGTGTGGATTAGGCCGAAGCTTCAGTAATTTATAGAGCGGGTGATTATCTAGCAGTTTGGTAGTGCCGTTTTTTGTCTGATACGGTAAGAATGTTTGACCAGCAATGAATCCGCTTATTGTCTTTACCGCACTGCTCACCGCCGCGAGCTGCATTGCTGACAATTCAGTAACATTCACGCCGCTATTATTGGGAGCGTAATTAAATACACTTGATAAGCTTGCGTCCGCGCTACTATATGAGGCGCTTCTTTTGAAAATATCTTTTAGCCATTTCATACGACCAGAAGTCCCTCGCTAAAGTCTGCGTTCTCATCTCTATAAACCATCGCCCGTGCCACGCCCATGATCATACCTACCGCGCCGTCAATTTTAGATCCTGGGCGCGATTTTCGCGGGAATATGTTTTCGTTTCGGTCCGGTTGGACAAGTATATTCGACATCATCCACGACATTACAGGGTTCCCGTTATGCTGTAGCCTACCGGCTTTTACTGCCGCCTCTATCTCATACATTGCGCCGCTCATGTTTTTGGCAGTCTGCCCGAATTCCAAAACAGGCAAGTCCTCATCTGCGAGCTGTTGCGCTAAATAGGTTGCGTTCCATGGGTCATATGGTATCTCATTTGCCCCAAAGCTTGAGCAATCACTTAATATGTGCTCTTTGATCTGTTGAAAGTCGATCTCTTCGCCTTGAGTAGCTATTAAGTGTTTTGATATTTCCCACTTGCGATACTTGCCGCTTTTTTCTTTGCGAACCATCGACTCAGGCACAAAAAACTTAGGAAAAACTCGATAATGAACCTTGTCGTTTTCCATTTTCATGAACACTTTAACATAAGCGGCAATGTCACACTTGCTTGCTAAGTCAATGCCGTGGAAACAGTCCCAACCTATGAACTGTTCAGGGTGGATATCAGCACCGCACCGCTGCCAATCATTAAAGGCCATCCAAGGTTCACCAGCGCTTACCCACTTATTCAGGTGTTTCGTCAAAAAAGCATTTTGCTTTTTTGGGTCTCTTTTCGCGTCTTCTAGCTGATCCTCTAAAAATTCCGCGCCTACGCTTACACCTAAGTTGGGATTGGCTTTTATAAAGTTTTCTGGGTCTTCCCAATTGTCAGCAGCCTCCCCTTCGCGGTGGCTTTGGTCTATTTCATAGATTATAGCAAATAGCCGTTCGTCTTGTTCTGCGCCTTCCAATACCTTTTTGCACAGCATATACTCGTCAAAGCATGGGCCATCAACGTTAAAGCCTGCTGTTGTGATAATTAACAGCAGGGGAGAACTGCCAACCGATCGAGCACCCATCCCAGTAATGAATGTGTCCACTACGTCATTGGTATCGTGCTCGTGGTACTCGTCAACGATACCACAATGAGGTGATCCCCCGTCTTTAGGCTTGCCGATTGTAGGTTCAAAGAACGATCCGTCTTCCTCACGTATGATCTGACTTTTTAGGGCTTTTAATCCGTAAAAATTGGTCAATTCTGGCGTTTTGTCGCACATTAACTTGGCTGGTGTGTACACCTCATAAGCCTGTTTTTTGTTGGTAGCGCCACAATATATTTCCGCCCCGTGTTCGCCGTCTGCGGTCATCATATAGAGGCCGATTCCAGACGCAAAAATAGACTTGCCGTTTTTTCTAGCCACTTGAATATAAGGTTTTCTAAAGCGCCTTTTCCCCGTTTTTTTATCTACCCAACCAAAAATATTACCTAGAACGAACGATTGCCAAGGCTCAAGCTTTATATTCTCCCGCCTACCTGCCCAAATGCCTTTTGTGTGCGGCAAAAGCTCCATGAAATTACAAACGTGCTCTACCAGGTTAGGTTTGAACTCATATTTAAACTCGCTTCCTCGGTCCAGGTCTTTAATAAATCGCTCACAAGCATGAAACACCGCTTTGCACGATTTAATTTTTCCCTCGGTTATGTCCATGGCGTATTTCGCCATGCGCTCGGTGTGACTTGTCACTTTTGCAAATCCTTAAAGCTGGTAGCCGATCCACCTGGCGGCTTTCCTTCAATTTTAGACCTGCTCGCGGGGTCTAATCCTAAAATAGTGCCGAATTTAATCATGGTTGAAGCTGTGGTGTTATAAACCGTCACGGCTGGGTGCGTAACATAGTCGCCGTTATTCTTTTGCATTACGGGTGAGCCGTAATTTTTGATCTCTTCGTCTGCTTTGAGCATTGTTTCGTAAGCCATGCAATACGCTTCAAGGTTCTGCCGGTCTACGTTAGTCAGACAGCCCCTAGACGCTAAATGCTCGGCCAATTCTCGCCATTTGCGCGCACCTGGCCCTTGCTCGTTTAACGTACCTGGCACGCTTAAATCTTCTAATGCCTCGTATTTCGGCTCATGCTTCGGCGCGTCACTGGTCTTAAACGTACCACTTGCCAGCTTTAAAATCGTTGGCTTTGCTTTTCTGCCCATTTTTTACCCCTAGACTTTGTTCGTAGTACGTTCGCTTGCTGTGGCACGGCTTGCACAATGACCGTAAGTTGATCTCACCATATTTAAGCTCTGGGTAATCAGCAAGTGGCTTGATGTGATCAATTTCCGATGCTGTAACCAAAAAGCCCCCCTTTTTGCAGAAAACGCACAAAGGGTTGCGGTGTAAATATGATTTTCTGAATTTATACCAAGCGTTATCATACCCTCGTTGTGTCCTAGTTCCGCGCTTTTTGTCGTGTTCTGACCAGTAGTGTTTTCGATGATCATCACAATATCGCTCTTTAGTTTTGCTGTTGCACCCTGGCCTTGCGCATATTTTTAAGGGCTTTTTTCTCATATGACGTTAATTATAACCACCATGTCATCAGACTCCCCTGACGCATAGCTGGCCCTTATTACGTATCGATAAGCACCACCTGCCACACCGCCCGATACGATTACACCAAACAGCCTACCCGCCGCGTAACT